AGAAGGCTGCGACCGCCGTGCTAGGTGTTGCATCTCTATCATAAATGGCCATCAGTCAGCCTCCTAAATGCGTTTAAGTCGAATGGTTAAAGTAAAGCCCCCGGAGCCTATCGTGCCGCTGAAGTCCTGTTGCACATAGTCAGGCGTACTCAGGTCTTGCTCACGTACCCAGCCAAAGATAGCTTGCGGGGTGGCGGCAGTGTAGCTGTAAGAATACACACCGCTGCCGTTCACGGCTGCACTGTCAATCAGCGCATTGGTCGTGTCGTTGTACAGAGCTACCCTGGGCGTGTTAGCGATGGGTAGCCCGGTCGAGTCGTCCAGGACCGTTATGGTGACCGGAACAGACGCCTGGATCACTACAATCGCGCCTGCCGACTTGTAGCTGACGTTGCCGGTGCAGTTACTCAGGTTGATGGTTACCGTGCCGGTAGTCCTGGCAATGTACAGGGTCGAGTCGTTCTGGGCGTCTGTCGCGTTGAAGCCCGAGAAGTCGATGCCTTCCAGGGTCATAGTCGTTGGGCTGTTAAGTCCGAACTCAATGGCGTGGTGCGCGTTCGCACCCTTCTCAATGCTCATGTTATCCAGCAGACCGTTGGGGTCCGTAGCTACGTTCCAGACAACCGCAGAAGCATCGGCGGCTACTGTCGGGGCCAGCACCGTACACCCTGTCATATCTGCACCGGCTGGGGTAATCGCTCCGGAGTTGGTAATCGAACAGTTGCTGTAGGTACAGACGCTGGTCAGGGTAAGGCTGGCAAAGGCGTCGAATAGACAGGCCGTAGCTGTATGAACCCCGGTAGTACCATCAGCGACAAGGATCGGTCTTGTATCTGTAGTGCCTGCCTGGGTGCCTTTGCCCAGAAAGGTCATGCCAGACCATGTGATGTTATCGGCGCTGTTGGTCAGCCCCAACGATAGCCCAGACCAACCTGCGGCAAACCGTCCATCTGAAAACGATACTACCTTGTCGGAATCTGTAAACACACAAGGCGGGACTACGCCGATTTCCAGCGTGCCATTAACCTCAAGGCCGATAGAGTTAGTGAACGCATAGCCAAAGCGATTGTTTGAGGTACCTTCGTCAAAAGATACGAAATCCGCAAACGTGCCATCTGGATCGGCACCAGTTCCGCCGGTCATGCTGAGCCCGTTGCCAATGTCGATAGCATCCAGAAGGACGTTCAAATCCTTCGCACCACCGGCGGTGAACAACGCTAGGATGCCCCAATAATCTACTGCCGTTAGCGCAGGGTTTCCATTGGTGGCGTCTCGATACCCCGCGATATTCGGGTCGATTGCAAGGGTCAGCCAACCACCCCTGGCAGGGTAGGTGTCACTGCCCTCTACATCATACTGATAGTAGGCAGTAGCCGACGAACCAATACGCAGCGCCAGGCCCACATTAGCCAGACTCTGCAAATCCGGTGAGGTAGTAACATTGAACTTCAGCAGCGCAGTCTGGTAAGTACCTGTGGCTGTCAGGTCCTGCGTAGTCGCTGGTTCTGCACCGAACCCAGAACCGGGTGCGGAAGTGTCAGTAACCTTACGCCCAATAGACCCTGCGCCCTGCAGGTAGATGGTATTTTCTGTACCCGCACCAGCGCCACCACCGATAGAACTTATCGTGATGAGCGTCGCATCATCCATGTTGTCGATGCGAGTATTATTCGCAGATACTGATACCGCTGCCACTAGCTTACTCCGTCACCCTCTAAAGGGTTGTCCTCGGTCTGCTCCTGGGTCTCCTCAGAATAGTACGAGACGTGCCCATTCTCACAGGTGTTTTGATAGACCCCAGTATTCGAGTGAGGATCGCCCCCGAGCAGGGGCGCCTCGTTCTTGAACTGATAGGTCCCGCAGACTGGGCAGAAGGACATTACGCGCCCACCTGTACCACGGTAGTAGGCTCAGTGATGATGGCTTGAACCGCCTGAGCATCGACACTACGGGCGAACTGCAGGGCCGCGTTCTCACTGGTAGTCCAGCCGAAGAAGCCGTCAGCCAGGGTAACGTAAGTGTCAGGAGTTGATCCGGTTTCCACAAGTACATACATGATAGTCTCTCCTCAGTTAAGCGACGCCAGTCTTCTCACGTAGCATCTTAACTACGCGGTGACTGCGAACTTCAGTTGAATCGGTGTAATTGGCAGCGTCTTCATCTGCCCATTTATCGGCATCTGCGTAGTCCTCAGCATCGACGATAATCTGGCGGATGATCTTGACGGTTACATCATAGCGGTGCAGCGGCGTACCATTAGAGGCCGCGCCGACATCTGTCGCGGTCTGCGTAGTTTCCTGCACGATGATCTTTTCTGCATCACCGACGCCTGACACATCAGCTTCGGCCAGGACCTTGGCGTGCTGTGCGTTCTGCGCGTCGATCGATACGATGCGGGTCTGTTGCATCCTTACTCGGTAGCGGTTTAGGAATGGCATGTTTCTCTCCTACAGTGAGGTCAGGCCGAGCCTGAAGTTAATCGTGCCCGAGGTATGGGCTGTCACCTCGAAGCGGTACTGCACCTGGGCCTCGACCTCGATGCCGACGCCCTCATAGGGTCCGCTGGCCTCTTTGCACACCAGCCAGGTAGCACCGTCATCGAACGATCGCTGTAGCTGGATGGTGCCAGTGAAGGTGCCCCAGACGCTCATGTTGTAGCGTTTACGGGTGACCTTCCGGGTTTCGCTGAAGCCGACAGCAGATAGCGATCCGGTTAGGGTCGCGTTACCCGCCACCTGTGCCTCCAGGTACGCCATTGCCTAGAATCTTGCTGACCAGGTTCTCGCCGTCACCGACATCGATCTCGGAGGCGGTCTTGCCAGTCTGCGCGGCCTGTTCGGCCATCATCATGTTCTCTTGCATCTGCTGTTTCTGTGCCGCTGCTTTGCGGGTGGCGTCGACCTCTTCGGCGGAGTTCACCACCTTGGCAGGTACGCCCAGCATGTCTGCGTATTCGTCGATCATCTCGTCGCCGTTGATCTTGTCCAGGACCTCGGGCTTGAACTGCGCCAGGTTACCCGTGAATCCAGCCAGGCGTTCCAGGCCGCCGGTGCCAACGAGCTTCTGGGCCTGGGCCATGATCGAGATGTACTCGACGCCTAGCTCAGCACCTTCGAGCTCCTTGGGTGGGTCCGGCAGGATGCCCGCCTCGGCGGCAATGTTGAAGGTGCGATCGATGGCGGGGTCCAGGAGCTCGTCGTTCAAACGCTCCATGACCGGACCCAGCATCAGCAGCTTCTCTTCGTGCTTCTCCTCGACCTCACGCGCCGTGATCTCGCGGCGATCGGACTGTGCCAGCATCAGGAACAGGTCCTCGTAGAACGCACGCTTGATGCGCTGCTGGGTCTCGTAGATGTCTTCTTTCAGGCCTGACAGGTCGATGTTGATCTGTTGCGATTGTACGAAGCCTGCCCCTGGGTTGGGTGCGTAGGTCACGCCACCTGGCAGCGTGTTGGTGGGCTTGCCCTCCATGGTCGCATCTGCAGTCATGGGTGGATTGACCTGCTTGGCGATGCCCTTGCCCTTCTCGCGGTGCTGCACCTGGAGCTGCTTGGAATCGCCCAGGGCGTCCATGCCAGGTGACCTGCCATAGACATCCGAACCTAGTACGTCCCAGCGTGGCGCCATGATCGGGAAGGTCTGGTACCCGCTCTTTCGCAGGTACTGGTCCTGGTTGCTGCCCTTCTCCCAGTAGCAGGAGCGGTACTCCATGTTCTGGTCGTCCTTCATGCCGTACTGGCGGTCGGTGTTGGGCTCGATGGCGTGATAGACCGTTAGCCATTCGTTGTACTGGCCATTGCCGTACATCTGCTGGGTGTCGGTCGTGCACTTCTCCAGGCCGAACATCCGTACCACCTGGCTCACCGTCATCGGTACCTCGCGGTACAGCGTGTTGACAGTCAGGCGTTCGTCAAGGGCCATCATGTACGAGCCGATCGTGAACGGGAAGCAGCGGATCACATCCTTGAAGTCCTTCTGGATGTAGATCGGTGCCTGGCCGAAGGTGCCGAGCTCGCCGTAGCCGACGTGCATGGCATTGTAGAAATTAGACCGGGCGAATATCTCCCGGAGGATCAGGTCCACCTGGTCGAGCCAGCGACGCACAGGTGCATAGTCGCGCATCTCGGGATCGGGCGGCGCTAACCGGAACCACGGACGGGCGGGGCTTGTGATACCCGCCATCATACCGGACGCCAGTGTCCTGGCCGCCAGGGTTGCGGTGTTATCGATGATGTTGGTGTTACGCTTGGTGCCCTTGTTGACATCCGTATCCAGGAACCGCCCACGGCGAGGCAGCACGTACTGCTGCAGCTCCTGCCAATGGCCCTTCCAGGAGGACATCTCCGTGGTCAGGGCCTGGAGGGTGGCGTCGTGGTGCTGCCGCATAGTCTGGGGCAGGATGATCTGAGGCTTCTTGTCCATTTAGCGGCCCAACAGTGTCGGCTTCGTGGTCTGCAGCTTGTCATCACTGAGCAAGGTGCCTGACCGGCGAGTGCCTTCACGGCCCATGGCTGCGGCGATCTGCTTACGCTCCTTGCCGCGTGCATCACGCACGGCAGCATCGACCTCCTGGGGTGACTTCTCAGGTGGCGGTGGAGGTGGCGGTGGTGCGGGCATCGATGGGCTACTCAAGCACATGAATCTCTCCTATGACCCGAGCAGGGTCTTACGGTTTCTTTTGCGGTCGTCATCCCCATCCATGCCTAGCATCTTGCGGCCTCCCAGGATCGTGCCGCCGGTCTGCTGACGCTGCGCGGTACGCTCACGGCGTTGGGCCTGCTGGGCTCGACGCTCAGTGGGGTTGGGTCGTTTGTAAGGCTTGGTGCTGGAAAACGTGTTAGCGATCCCCTTGGCGCGGTCAGGATTGCCATCCTTCTCGGCATAGTAGCCGCCTTGCTCTGGGGTGAAATCAGAGGCATAGAAAATCTCTTTCTTGCGGCTCCGTCCGACCCCGCGCCCTTCCTGGATCAGGTAGCCGCCACGCTTGGCGTCGTACTGACTTTTCAGGGTGTTGTAGTCGTTCCAGTAGTCCTGGCGCGTGGGCGCCTTGGGCTTGCTGCTGCTGCCGCCACGTATGCGCGACATACCCGACTGCGGGCGGTTGTCCTTGCCGTAGTCAGGATTGCCCGGATTGGTAATGACGGGCTTCTTGCGTGGCTTGCGAGGCATACCCATAGCCGTGGTCCTGTAGTCTGATCAGATACGGCTATCCTAGCCCCGTCCCTGGGGCACTTGGCGTGGCTATCAAGCGTAGGGGTCCCAATCGGCTCCGTGGGTGACGGTCTGCGGGGTGGTCACCTGGCGTTCAATCATGCGCTTCGGGGTGTCAATCAGGGCCAGCACCACCGCATCCCCGCGATCGGGTGAACGCTCCAGGCGCTTGATGATCTCCTCCTTCGATTCGATCTTGATCACACCGCCGCCCCGGTACTCCCATAGGGGCGTACACAGGTCAGCCGCCAGGCGGTCATCCGGTGGCAGGCATATCTCGCGTCCGCTAGTCGGGTCCAGGGCCTCACGCATACGCCACCAGGTTTCAGCTCGCTTGTTCAGGAACCGGAGCCTACCAGTGGCGATGTCGAAGGCGTGTGAGCCCTCGGCGTTGTTGACGCCCTCGACGTGCACGTCGTTCTGGTTGAGCTGGTCATACGGCGAGCTGCCGACCCCGATGATGTCGATGTGCACAGGTGCAGCGTTGCGGCGTTCCTTGATCACCTGGCCTGCGACCTTCGGGCCGTCCACGGTAGCGTCACCCTGGAGGGCCACGAGCTCATCGAACCAGTCACCGTGGCGCCTGGCGATGATGGTGCTATCACGTCCGCCTCGGGCCACGTCGACGCCCATGCTGGTCATGTCGCCCTTACGCGCTTCGCGGGCCTTCCATCGCTTCATAGCCGCATCGACCCAGGCAGTCGGGATGACCTGCCACGGATCGTCTTCCATGCCCGCCTCGAAGTCGCCGTTGAGCATCTGGCTTCGTAGCGGTTCGGGCAGGGCCTGCAGCGTGGCGGTGTAGCCGGTCTGCATCAGGAACGGATTGTCCGCAATCCTGGAGGGTATGAACGTGCGGCTCTGGGCCTTGAGCGGGTAGTCTTCTTCGTTGACCACCTCGGTACCTGGGATCATCTCGCCAGTGCCAACGATGGTGTTCGCCGGGACGATGTAATCCTTCTCCTCGTAGACGATGTACCACAGCAAATCCCCCGGCCTCTGTGGATACAACGGGTGCTTCTTGTCGAGCCAGGGACCGAAGAACTGCACGATCCAGCGCCCGTCGCTCGTAGTGGGTGGGTTGAAGGTTAGCAGCACCTGGGCCTTCTGCCTGGGGTCGACAGTACGCACCCAGCCCATCAGGAATCGCACCTGGCTCTCCAGGAAATTGGCTGCCTCATCGAGGACCAGGAGGTCCTTGGCTCGGCCCTGGTACTTGGTCTCATCGCCTGGGTTGGGTGTGGAGCCGAATACGATATGCGGGCATGAGCCGGTGTTGACGCGCCACTCCTTGGTCTGGCCGTTGAAGCCCTTCTTGTTGCCTACCAGCTCCTCCAGCCTGGCATAGATGCCGCCGAGCTGGGTGGCCTCGCGGCGCAGGATGGCGACGTTTTTGTGCCGGGTGAGCGTGATGCCGCAGGCCAGGTCAGTCTTACCACCGCCTGCAGCGCCACCGTAGCCGAGCACGTCGGCCTGGCTCTCGGCGGCTTGTGTTTGTGGTCCTGGGAGGGGCACCCAGGGCGTCTCCTCGACGCTAGACGCCAGGACGGCCTCGACTATGGCATTGGCCTCTGGATCGCTCTTAGCGCGTTTCACGAGCTCCTGGAACTCATCGAGCAGGCTATTGGTCCCAGTCATCGCTCTCGCCCTCCTCGGGTTCAGGTAGTTGCTGTTGGTTCTTGAAGAAAGTCATCAGGCGGTTCGCCTTCTCGATGTCCGACATGCCCTCGACCATCTGGTTCTGGATCGGCCCGCCGCCTGGCCCGGTGAGCTCCAGGCTCTGGCCGTCCGTGAAATCCAGGTTCTTTAGCAAGAAGATCGCGCCTTGTGGGCTCATGCCTGGCGTAGTGGCCAGGTTCTCGTAGTATTCGGCCACTGTTTGCTTCGCACGCGATATGGCGTTTCGATACTCTGGCCTCCTCTCATACTCGATCATTTGCTTTCTGCTGACGAAGCCGATGTATAGGGCCAATCCGGTGATCGTGATCTTCGATTCTGCCTCAATACTGCGCTGAAAATACTCATTCGCCCGGTCAATGATCTCCTGGGGATCAGGGAACTTGAGCGGCCTGCCAATACGACTGACCAGCTCCATCCTGAGCTCCTTCTGCAGTGTGTCCTTGCTCTTCTCAGGCAATGCCAGAAAATCATCCTCATCGTCTTCGATCACTTGTCTTTTCTCCATCGTTTGTGAAATGCGATGTCATAGGCCCTGAGTATATCCCCCTGCGGCCTGTCCAATGTCTGCCTGCTGCGCTTCACGCCCAGCTTGTTGGCCCTGCACTGTATCGCAACCTCAGTGCGGTAAGGCATGTAGGTCACGCGCACATAGCCCGCACCGTAATCCGAATAGCACAGCTTGATCGCCCTGTCCTCATCGCTGGTCCAGTTCATGCCACATACCCCCAGGCGATTCGCCCGGATCACAATGGCATCTCTTGATCTCCCAGGGAGCAATCGCTTCAGCTCCTCCAGGTTCCTGAACAATCTGCGATACTCCCGTCGCAGAACGTCATCTTCTTCGGTGGTCCACTTGCGGCGTTCTACCATGCTTATCTGCTCCTGGGTTTAGTCCTTTACGCGATATGCCTTATGCCCCAGGGCCGCCGCGCAAAGCGGCCCGAAGGGTATATATTTATATATACAGGTCTGCGACACTTAATTCACCCCTTATAAATCAATGACATAGGTGTCGCAGAGCGTTTTGCGACACTTAACGCTGCGACACTTATTTTGCCTTTAGAATCAATGACATAAGTGTCGCGGCCAAAAGCGCGACACTTGCAGCGCGACACTTGTGCGACACTTAATTCAGCTCGCATGACACCCATTCCGTACCGCCTCCCGCAGATTTGCGCTTCTGCTTTTCGATGCGTCCCTCCGCCTCAAGCTCATCGAGTAATGGTGCCACCTCACGATAGGCCAGATCGACCACATCCAGGTAGTCCCGCTGTATCTGCCTGGTCGACACGGCGCTGCCCGCGCAATAGTGCTTATCGATGAATCCGTACAGCCGCTCCAGCTTATTGTCGTGCTCCTCAGCGTCAGCCTGGGACTTCGTCGCAGACAGGTCCACAGCCCTGA